TGTAACGTGAAGTGCCGAATTTAAGAACCCCCTCGCTTCGCTCGGTTGTCTTAAATCCTTAGCACTTCACATCATTTCCGAAAATTCCAAAGTTAAGAACTAGCGTCCTTAACTTTGGAATTTGACGGTAACGTGAAATACCGAAGTCCTAAAAATGCGGAGCATTTTTAGGGCAACAAGGACTCCCCTAAAGGGAGTTCCTTACACTTTGGCCTTTCATATTAGTCACTAAAATATATAATTTAAGAACTCCATAGGGTTCTTAAATTATATATTTGACGGTATTACTTCCGCAGAATCCAAGTGTACAGTAAGTCACCATTGCCATGAGGCTGACCCAGAACTTCGCAGCATATCTCAAATGCGTGGTCAGATAGTGTTGCGATTAGAGTCTCATGTCGACATGATGATTGTATATTAATAATACTATCATTATGATGTACAGTCTGATTTGAATCATATCTATCATATCTAGAAGCATCGTCTTTATAGAATGTGAGTCCACAGTATTCTCTATCTCGCATAGAATGAAGATTCAGTCGTAAGATATGTTCTTGTGAACTGTCAAGGCGAACCTTAGTGTGATCCATTTGCTGCATTTGTCGTTGAATAGTATAAATCTCTTGCTGATATTTCTCACATTCTGCTGAAAGCTTTTCACGCTTAGCCCGTATCTCTTCTTCTTTCGCCTTAAGAGCCTTGTAATCCATTGTTACTTCCTTTTTACGTCGTGAGCCCTTCATTTTTATTTGCGACGTATTGTATTCTTACGACGCATATTTTTACGATGCGTCTTTCTTCTTCCTAATCTTCTATTCATTTCCCTATATTCTTCAAGGTGTCTATTATAGTTTTGAAATGCAACACGTGCTTGAGCACGAAGTTCATTCGCACTTATTCTAAGTGGTTCTGGTGCTAGTATTCCATCCAAAGCAGGGTTTAATCTATTTATCACACGCAAAAGTTCCTCAATCTGTCCCTGAGTTGATCTATATTCATTCCCCCCTCTTACACCAGATAACATTTCTGATACAGTATTTCCAACCAGTTCTGGCATTTTCACTAAAGAACTTACATTAGCCTGCTTTGCAGCTCTAACTGGTGTATTATTGCCAGCATATCTATTCATATTACCTTCTTTGAGACTTCTTTGCCATGTACGCAATTCTCTTAATTTACGAGGAGCATCCACAATACCAGGTTCATCCAAAATACCACTTTCTAAGTCTGTCCAACGCTGACCATACCGCTGATATTCATCGTAAAACCGCTGTTTTATAATGTCTGGAAGCCCATATTGAGTAAATGTATAAGTATGATTGCTATGATTTTTAAATTCTCTAAGTATAAGAACTCCTTCTGGCACATATTTTAAAGGATATTTAGTATCTTTAAGGACCTTTAATAAAATATAATTAGCATTAAATGGAGTTTCCTCTAAGAAAAGATGCTGCTCATTTTCACCATTAACATCAACTACCTGAACACGAACTTTATATTTATACGGTTCGTGTAAAATAGGCAAGTATACTAAGCTTCTACTTACTGCTGAGGCAGCTTGAGGCAAAAAATGACGAGCTGGTCCTGGCCTTTCAGCAATTAGAACATCTTTTAATTCTGCAATACTTGCTACTCCATACAGTTGAAGCATGTCGGGTATTGATTCTTTTAAGTTTGTTAGCCGTTGTGAAATAGGATCTAATATATTTATGTTTGCAAGATAATCATTATTTCCACTAGAATTATTGTTTTCATTTCTATTAGCCGCCCTACTACCAGCACCACCACCACCTATCATAGGCATTCTAATTAAGCATAAGATTCTATTCGACGTTTAGCTTCGAACCTTTTTTAGCACGTTTCTTTCCAGGAACAACTGTTTCTAGAGAAGAAGAATCTGCCTTTGATTCTACCTGTTCCTCCCTACCAAGAAGAGCTTCAACCATAGCTCGTAACCCTTCCTTGGCCGATGTCATCTCCAGATTCATAGCCACATACTGCTTCGTCAGCAAATCGACAACTGCCGTATTATTCTGCTTGAGCCCACTCATGATTCCAGTAATACGCAGTAACTCCCTCTGAATCAAGTCCTTGGCCAAGTCAATCCGCGATTGTAAGGCAACAGCTAAATCATTATTAACATGAGAAGAAGCAGAAGCCGCCTTATAAACTCTCAAAGCCGTCCCAACGCAGCTATCGATGAAGGCTAAGGTATCAGCAATATTGTGTTTGTAAAAGGTGTTAACGTATATCAGCATTTGAGAGTCATCGGACCACTCGACATGGATATAACGCTCACCCTTCTTAGCGATATTCGTATGAAGGGATATAAAAACACCTAGAGCCGCCTCCTTATTGTGAGCCATATCACGGACAAACTTAACCACTTGATCCGTCCCTACAATTTCAGAATAATTCTTCAACTCGAACAAGCAGATACATCCTCTAATAGTGCCACGACGATCAGCAGCAGCCGTCTCCTTAGAAGTATTAAGAAGTGGTCCCCACCCAGTATGTTCGGCACAGAGCTCATCAAACTCCTTCTCGCCTGTCTTGCCCTTCTCAGAAGAAACGAGTGCCTTATCATTCTCCTTACGCAAACGCTCAGCCTCCTTCGTATAGAGCTCCTTTATCTCCTTGAATGAAGCCGCATGCTGAGCCTCGGCCTGAGCAATACGTTCTCTGATCTCTTCCTTATAGCTAGCCTCCTTCTGAAAAAGGATCTTCTCATGCTGAGCCTTAGCATCAGAAATAATAGCAGAATACTTCTCCCATGCGAGCCTATCGGCCTCTCCTAGCTGCCCACGAGCCGCCTGCAAACCTGCCTCAGCCGCCGCCGACGCCCCCTTGACCTTATCGAGCTCACGACGAAGATCAGCAACCTCGGCATCCTTTTCGAACCCGCTCCTCTTATACTCGGCCTCCTTGATCCGAAATTCTGTCCTCAAATCGCCCTCCAACGTGCAAGCAGCAGATGCGGCAGCAGCCGCTGTAGCCGCTCGCACCTTCCCCACTTCCTTTTCAAGGGCCTCAGCATATGACAAGGAATTTGCCGAATCCTTCATTGAGCGAAAGGCAGCACCAGCCAGGCCCAAGAGAACCTCAAAGTCCTCCTGACCGAGTCCACGAACCACCTCTAACACAGACCCCTTATGCCTAAATTGACTGACATAGCCGCCGTCTAAAAAAGTTTCTGATATTAATGCACACGAGGAATCCCCCATTACTATATAACCACAGATTTTTTCTAAGTGGTCGAATACGGTCCCTCCTGTGGAATTTCTATAGAAGGATACTCTCTCTTAACACGCTCAAGCTTATCAGAAGGGGTGTTGTGTCGTATAATCACCACAAAGCAAAGTGTATCCGCCTTGTTAATATCGTCGTAGCAAGGATAACATGTTCTGTATGTAATCATGCTAAATGATTTTCTATCAAATGTATAAATATCATCGAGCTTAGCACTAAAGCGAATTCTATACTGACCTTCTCCATCTTTTACTTCTACGTCGCCAAATTTACCACTGTATTTCCCCGTTTTGATTCGCACATCCTTATGAGGCCTTTTGCTAACATCTTCGCCTTCCTCATCTGCTTTCTGGGTTCCATAGGCACCAGGGACATGGTTAATTGCCTGTAGAAGTGTAACCTTCGTTTTTTCTGTATTCAACGAGGTTTCACGAAAGCCGTCTACAGGCTTAGTCGAACGATACTCATATCCAAGAATCTCACACACCTTGCGAACAGTATCTTCATTGGTATATACAAGGAATTTATCAAGAGGAACACGGTGATTCACTTTAACAGTAGGTGTAGAATTTTCTGCCTGTCTTACTGCTTGTAAGACTGAACATCCAGAAACAGTATTACTCGCATCAACAATCGTATTATGCCGCCTGATAAGATTCTCAGTATACTCATCCGTCCAGTAGTGAGTAGACCCTGGATACTGAGGAGAATTCCCAATAATTCCTGCCAGTCTCCCAGCCTTTTGAACTGCCGTGTTCTTATCCTCAATTCGCCCAAGAATCTCATCAGTCCAAACCAAACCCTCCCTGTTCTTAGTAATAAGAGGACCCTTATCTCCTTCAATTGTTATTTCACTATCGCTCTTGGGGCAATAATGAAATCCCAATCCTCGATCAACCTTGCGTCTTCCAACAATGATAAGCGGCTTATCATGAAGACCCAGCTTCTTATATATATAGAATAGCATTTCGTTTAGTCTCTTTCCCTTAGTCTTATAGGTTTCGATAGCAAACCCTTGTCTGAACACTTTAACACTTGCCCCACCATACCCGTTGAATATCATGGCATACATGTCTTTCTTATTCGACCATTTGGCGAATTGCTGCATGTCGTATGTCTTTGTGTTAGAGTTGACGATGATCTTTCTATAATATATCTCGCCGCTTGAGAGAACAATGGGCCTCATAAAGTGAGGAGTATTGGCTTCTAAGATTTCTGTAGCATAGATATTATTTGTATGCTTTGATGTGAAAGGCACACGGTGGGTAATTGATTCTCGATGGTGTAGGGCACGATAGTGAATCTGATCTTCTTGAGGAATGTCAACAGGATATAAATACGCGTTGGCACACTCTGGATAATCGAGTTCATCCAATAGATTTCCATCAGTTGCTGTGACAAAGCCTAGGCGATAGAGTGCTTCATTATTATCAATAATGAAAGTGCGGCAAGAAACATTTGCCCCAGCGACAATAACGTTTTTGTCTCGCAGGCTTTTATATGTCTTATCAGCCTCGTCCCAGATAATACCGTAGCGAAGTGGCGATCGGTCTAGGGCCTTTCTATGGATATGGTGAAATAAGCGAAGCATCTTCTCATTCTGCTTAGGATTTGCTAGAAGAGCGATGAGGGGCATAGGATACTCTGGCTCTTCACCCTCATGGACGACATCGCTAGCATAGGCGTCAATATATGTCTTGATATGCTCAAATGTTGTCTTACTGCTACTAGAAAGTGCAAATATCGTGACTTTCTGATCACCGAATGTCCTTTTTACACCATCAACGGATTGTTCAGACAGGGTTTGATCATTGTCAACAATCATGAACGCGACCACTTTAACTGACTTATCTTCACCCCACTTCTTGAGTTCAAGTGATGCAATTCGCATCTTACCCTTCTGAGTATTCTGGAGCACAAAGAAAGTCGTGGGATTTTCAATAAGAATTAAGAGAATCTCCTTTTTCACTGAGTCATCTATATGAACAATCTGTGGCCATTTCAATCCAGGTTTTGCAGAATATAAGGTAACATCGTCTAGAAGACTGGTCTCAATAAAGCCAATCTTAATTAATTCATCGACCTTCAAACGAAAGGCAGCATCGTCGATGAATTCCTCCCTATCATCCCTAACCTCATCATAAAGACCATCATAGGTTGAATGAATCTTAGAGTTCGACATTACCATTTCCAATATGGAATAAAATATATCAATTTTACCCCGGTACGATCCCCACCGTACTTAAAATTGATTCGAAGAAGTAGAGTCAGTCCCAGTCCACTATGGCTGCACCCCAACAAGCCACACCCCAACAAGGCACACAAGACACACAAGACACAGGCAAGTTCCGAAACACGAAGGACCAGTATTATACGAAGGCTCACGTAGCAAAGAAATGTGTCGAGACAATTCTCGCAACCGTCCCTGAGGCCACAGCCACAGCCACAGCCTACCAATGGGTCGAGCCATCGGCGGGCAACGGTGTCTTCCTCAAGGCTTTGCCCGCGGCCCAAAGAGACAGGCTAGCAATCGACATAGAGCCGAAGGCCGATGGAATCCAGCGGGGCAACTTCCTCGAATGGATCCCTTTAACACAGAAACGACGAATCTTCTTTGGTAACCCTCCCTTTGGCCGCCAAGGGTCTTTAGCGAAGGCGTTCATCAAGCATGCGGCCAGCCAAGGCCAAGCAGAAATAATCGCCTTCATCTTACCCCGTTCCTTCGTCAAGCCGAGCATGTCACGAGCCTTCCCGCCATCCTTCCATTGCACACATACTGAGGAGCTCGAGAAAAACGCCTTCGAGGTCAATAAAGAGGAATATGATGTTCCATGTGTCTTTCAGATTTGGGTAAAAAGGCAAACAGATCGTCCAGCAGCCGCCCCTAGTCAACCAATCGGCTTCTCATTCGTTAAATACGACCAGCCCTTCGATATCGCCTTCAAGCGAGTAGGTGGTCTAGCTGGCAAGTGCTACCCTTTTACACAACCCCACGAGTATAACAAGCAGTGCTTCTATTTCTTGAAGCTCGACGCCGAACAGACAAACCAAACACAAAACATAAAAAACATCATAGATCGAATGAACCAGCACGTCTTTCCAAGTAATACAGTCGGTCCCAGGAGCCTTTCTAAGGGGGAGATGACAGAGGTGTTAAATGAGATTATCACAAGTCTCTAAAGAAGGCATCGTGCTCCTTGAACTTGATCTCACCCTTAGGATACTTGGCCGCTAGCTCAGCACCCTTGACGAAGCGGATCTTGATATCTGGAAAGTTAACATTACTCACAATGATATAGATGAGATCCTTGGACTTCTCATCAAAGACTGCCTGATCAAAGTGACGACCCTGCCCAATCATGTTAGATGGCATGAACTTACATCCACCACTAGTAAATGTCTTTTCCTCATATTTTACTGTAGGGTCAGCAGGATCAACAAGGTCGTGCCCCTTGCACCCAAGAACATGTGTCAGCCCATACTCTTGGGCTAACAGACGCTCGATAAAGTGTGAGAAAACTCGGCCATCCTTAAATATTTCTTGCACAAGTGCAGGCGGCAAATCTCCAAAGCCCACATTATGAATCTTCTTATTAAAAGTCTTATTGAACTCAGGCATTGTTAAGAATGGGGCTGACTTCACCAAGTCACACACACCACTTCAAATTTTATTTTCTATTACACCAGGATAATGCGTGCCAAAGTTTCTATCAAGCCAATATTCACCGAAATTATAATTTGGATACGTATGATGTAAGAGGTGATGATTGCCTACAAGCCAGGCACACCGATGATCATGTCTTAGCATCCCTCTCGCATTAAGAAATATTAATGAACATAATAATTCGTAGGTATTATAATTTATAAATAATAGAGGAAATAGAACACCAACTCCTTGAAAAGCAGATTCTAGATAGTGTGCCACATATGTATCTTTATAAGTCATTATTTTAGGATCGACTAGGTGATGTTCTTTATGAATAGCTTTATATAAGTCTTTTTTATGTAATATTATATGAGATATATAAAACCAAATATCATACGAAAATATAAAAAATACAATATTCTGTATCATTGGCCATATATTGTTTTAATTCTTTAGATTACCTCTAGAAGCCTAAAATTGATAAATAACTAAATCATAAAGACAAGTCCCCAATGGAATCTAAATCAAGAGATGAGCTCATTACTCTTTGTAAAGCGGCCAAAATCAAAGGATACAGTGGTCGCCCCAAGACCTATCTAATCAACCTTCTTACACAATCACAAACAGAGCCCAAAGGACAACCCCAAGGGGCACCTATAAGATACATCGACCTCTTCTGTGGACTAGGAGCCTTCCACGCCGCCTTTACATATGCAAACACCCCCTTCCAATGTGTAATGGCCTGCGATATTAGTGAGATGGTCAGAAAAATCTACAAGCAGAATTACAACCTCGAGCCGAAGGCCGACATCCGCCAAATTAAGCCAGAAGAAATCCCAGACTTTGAGATCCTCTGTGCGGGCTTTCCTTGTCAGCCTTTCAGCATCGCCGGCAATGGTGAAGGCTTCGAGGATAAGCAGAAAGGTAACTTATTCTATGATATACTAAAAATCATCGACCATAAAAAGCCCCCCATGTGTATACTTGAAAACGTAAAGAATCTTGAAACACATGACGGTGGAAAGACTTACGCCACTATTCAAAAGGAACTAACGATAAGAGGATACAATGTAACATCAAAGGTTCTGAACGCTGCCAACTATGGGTCGCCACAGGCAAGACAGCGTATATTCATCGTGGCTACAAAGGA